CGCCATAACCGCCCATCATGGGGTTAAAGCCGCCCATACCACCGAAGCCGCCTAAGCCGCCCATCATGGGGTTAAAGCCGCCCATACCGCCAAAGCCGCCATAACCGCCCATCATGGGGTTAAAGCCGCCCATACCACCGAAGCCGCCATAACCGCCCATCATGGGGTTAAAGCCGCCCATACCGCCGAAGCCGCCAAAGCCGCTGACATTAAACGGCGCACCATAGGCACCGCCAAAACCACCCATGCTGCCAAAACCGCCTAGTCCGCCACCCATTTTGTTGCCTATCTGGGGCGCAGAGACGGCCGGAGAGGTTTTCGGCTGTAAGCCTTGTTGGGTAGATACGTTGTTCATGTTACTTCTTCAGGCCACGCAGCGTTTGCGCGAGACGGGCACGTTGACCCATCTTGCCCGGAGCCTTTGCGGCTTTAGCAAGTTTAGCGGCGGGAATCTTTTGCCCCGCCTTGACGCCGAGGCTGCTACGTAGCGCACCGGGCTTTTTAATGGCTTCTTTAATCCAGCCGCCTTTCTTCAACACGCCTCGCCCTTTAAGGACATCAGCGCGAGTTACGCGACCATCACCGGTCAAATCAGGAAAATTTTTAGCCATGTCACATACCCCTACGTCTGTACGGCCTTACTTTTTCTTTAACACCCTTGGGCTGCGAGACAAACTGCTTGCCTTGGGCCTTGCCTTTCCTTTTGGCAGCGGTGGTACGGGCATACTCAGAAGGGCTGAGAGCCTTGATCGCAGCCTCTGGTAGATACCTTTCGCCCGTGTCAGAAGATCGTTTACCACTCTTCGTTCTCCACTTCTGCTGCGTCCACGCTTTAAGAGACTGTTGAGGAGCCTTCATCCACGATACCCGCCGCCTTTGGCCTTGTACTGCTTCGCCAGCAACTGAGCCTTTCTTGCGCTCCACTGCCCTGCTGCAGTACCCTGTACGGCCCGGCCCTTGATTGACTCAAAAAGCCGCTTACGCATACCGGGCTTCGTATAATTTCCCGCCTCGTTCACGCGGCTCTCGCCTCCCTTGGCGTAGGTTTTTATCGGTTTCCCAGTCCCAATTACGGGTTTTTCGTCCCCCCGACGTTTTGTTCGGGGGACTTTTTTGGGATTGATATCACCCATGCCTCGGGACGGTAGCATTAGACAAACTTCCCTCTAGTCTTACCGCGCTGAGCAATACCGTCAGCACGACGGGAAGCGGAGGATTTTACTGTACCGCCACGTTTCATCCCGCCTACGAACTCATCAGCAGACATCCTACGAGCAGGAGTGTCACTTTCAGTCCTTCGCGGGGCGCTCACATCAAACCCGCGCTTTTTGGTTCCCCGCATAAACTCGTCAATTGACATCTTGCGTGCCGGGGTGTCACTTTCAGCCCGTTTTGGTGAACTTACGTTAAACCCACGCTTCTTGGTTCCTTCCATGAATTCTTCAGTAGACATTTTGCGGGGCGGCGTATCGCTCTCAGAAGAACTTACGTCAAACCCACGCTTTTTGGTTCCTTCCATAAATTCTTCAGTAGACATTTTGCGAGAAGACGAGTCTTTCTTTTTTTCTCGCAATTCTTTCAGCAACTTCATGTTTGCTGCCGCAGATTTGTCAGTGCGGTTTTTGTAGGCTTCAGGGTCAAGCCGACGAATCTCGGCTCCAACTCTGCCATAGCGTTCTTCGTCAGTTATTTTGCCGCCTTCAACATACTTCTTCATCTTGCGTTTCATACAAACTTCCCTCGGGTCTTACCTTTCTTAGCGATGCCGTCACCACGGTGAGAAGATTTCATTACTCCACCGCCACGAGCCGTTAAGATACCTCTGCGCCTTCTCTCAATATCGCGTCGTACCTGCTCATTAAACAGCCTGTCCTGCCTTTGGATCATTTCCCCGGCTTCTCGATCTTTCTTACGTTCTTCTTCAGCCTTACGTTTTTCTTCAGCCATTTTTCTCTTGTACTCCTCAAACATTTTTTTCTGTTCTTGAGGAGAAAGGCTTTCAAAGTAAGACTTAGGCGACACGATACTTTCTTCAACGGCAGATTTATTTAAATCTGATCTATTGCGAAACCGCTTTTCTGGGCCTTTAGAGCCTCGTGCTCGTGCTGCAAGTTGAGCCGCACTTTCGTCCGGCAACATACTACGCGGCACCAAATCGTTCGTATCCCCGCCAGCCTGAAACTTCTTAACTCGCGGCTTAGGCGGTAACGGCAAACGGGGCTTTTTGATAGCAGATGCGCCAAAACGCGGCATCTTCTTCTTAAACATCCCAGCCGTGTATTTAGGGATACGATCCATTTTTAGCACTTCCCGCCCATCATCATCTTGACGATCTTGCCCTTGGTCTTGCCCTTCTTGGCAATACCGTCAGCGCGGCTAGAAGCAGAGCCACCCTTGGAGTAGCCCATACCGCCCATTCGCATGTTCTTCATGCCTTTCATTTCGGCCTCTTCGTGCCGAACCATGGACTTCGGAGCACCCTTCTTTTTCATGAAGGACACTTCTTTACGCATCATCGCCTTTGACTCTTTCATTTCAATTCGCTCCTAATTTGCAAATTAATAAAAGGCTTAGCAGTTCCAAGCCCTCAACGATTTGTTGATCCGGCTGTTCGGGTCGTTTGCCGTCTTGGCACTCGTCAATTTCTTCTTCATGCCTGTCATACGGGCACAGAATGATTTCTTGCGAGGCCCACCTTCCGGTTGAGGACGCTTCAGCCCCGGCTTACCCGGATTGGCACGGTTGTAAGAAGCCCTGCCCTTGGCGTTGAGTCCGCCAGCCGGATTTTTCCCTTCCTTGCGCTGCCAAGCAGGGGACTTAGCCATAAACAACCAATGTCGAAACTACGGCTGACGGGACGATGTAGATGCTCGTTTGGAAGAGCAATCCTTCACCCGGCATCAGGGTGTAGTCCGCAGAAGTCGAACTTGCCTTGGTGTTCAATACGATTTTAACCGGGCCGCTTGCACCGCCGTCACGAAACGTCACCGTACCTGCACCCGAATCAGGAACAATGTAGATCGCTTTGACGCGACTACGCCCGATAACAAGGCTATTTTGATCCAGCAGGTCGCCAGCAGAAGTGGCAACCTTACTAGCAAGGACATCTGTTTGCATACCCATCCTGAGTCTCCTGTAATGGATGAAGGGGGCTTACGCCCCCCCACGAAGTCTTACGGAACCAGACTGGCGTACAAGCCGATGTAAAGCGTAGTGCTACCGACGAGAACCGGGATGCGACCTGCCTGAACCGATACCGTGCCCGACACCGAACCCGTGGTCAGTTTGGTGCTGCCAATCGTGAGCGTGGTGCAAAGCAGGTTGGTGATGACGGCAGAATCGCCAGCGATAGCGCCCTCAAAGCCGTTGTCAGACTTAACCGGGCCGGAGAAAGTTGTACGTGCCATTTCAAATCCTCACATGCGAGTTGTGCCTACCAGTCTGCATGTCGTCAGTCGGGTCTGTCTGGTAAGCAAAATTTTTTCCCGATGACCGCTATATACACCTAGAAAACTAAAAAGGAAAGGGGGGCCGAAGCCCCCCAATCCAGTTTTATCAGGACGAACCCGGCGAACCGAACATGCCCAGCGGATCAGACCATCCGAACGAGTAACGCTCGCGGCTCTTATACCGCACGTTCCCGGTATCGAAATCCCCGTCCATGGAGTTCTGAAGCGGCGTACGGACAAAGTGCTTCATGCCGTTCGGAACGTCGGTCGTCAAGAACCAAGCGTTCGTGTCCGTCAGGAAGTGGTTGACCGTATATCCGCCCGGAATCGAACCCATCGCCTTGAGGGCGTTGATGTCGTTGTCAGCGGTCGCAACACGGAGTTCCGTGTCGAGGAGTCGCTTGGCAGTGAACATCAGCGCCGGGGGCACGATGAGTTTACCGGGTTTCGCCGCGATGAGCAGTCCACGCTCGTCGGTCCAACCAGCAATCTGGATGACAGCCGCTTCCAACGAAGTCTCGTTGAGGTCAGAAGCCGTCAGACGGTTGCTGTTGGTGCCACCAGAAACAAGCGGGTGATTCGCACTGAACAGAGCCACACCGT